TGTGTCCCAAAGGAACAAACAAAAACTGACCAAGGGGGGCGGTACAAAAAAATTTTTCACTTGAAAATTACTCTGCCAAGTTCGTCAAGCTTCCATCTGTTCTGCCTTGCACCGTGTGCAACCGCATGACATTCACGGCAAACACATTGCAGGTTATTCCAATTCAAAGTGATTGATGGATCTGTTATGTTCTGCGGTGTAAGTTCAATCTTGTGATGAATTATTTCCGCAGGTGTTACAATACCTTTGGCAAGGCACACTTCACACAGATTGCGCTTGCTCTTTCCGTATGCTTCCCTTGTATTCTGCCAAGCCTTTGACGAATAGAACTGACGTGCAAAATCTTTCAACTGATGCTGTTCCCCCACCGATAGCAGCATTCACTATTCCCACATGACGTACCCTAATATATTCAAATAAAAAAGAAGCAAAGCTGTCTGCCTTGCTTCTTTCACATCTTACACTATAACACACGTATAATATGAAATACTATGCGATAATACGTTGTATTTCTTTCAGTGCGCTTCCGTGTATCTCCATTACTCTGCGCCAAGAATAATTCATTTTAACGGCAACCTGTTCCCACGTTAGCGGTTTATTTGTTGCTTCGTCTTTGGTTGTGTAATACAACGTCAGCAGTTCCCTTTGCTTTCCATCATTGACACGTGAAATGGTTTCAAGTATTTCCACCTTCACGTCAACCAGATTGTCAATCTTATTATCAACCATTGATTCCAGTTCAACCAACCTGTCAAACTTGTGCGGATTCTTTGAACCTGTTGTAAGGTCACCGTTATAATTCTGCGTGATTGATTCCAGACTTTCACGTGTTGATTGAACCGCTAACAGCAATGAATCAATCTCTTGGTCTATCCGTCTTGCACGGTTAAGATATTGCTTTGCTGTCATCCGCATCCCCTTTCACGGTAACTGATACAATATGGTTGCTGTTCAAGAACACCGCACCATTATCCTGCGGAACAACCCACCAGTTATTCTTTATGGTAAGAATTGGTTCATCAAAACCCTTGTCAAACGGCACGTCATCATACCTTGTTCCGTCTGTCATTTTGATTGTTGCCCTGGTCATTCGTCTTCACCTTCCGTTTCATTCAGAAATGCGCATGACGGAATCCTTGGTGCTTCGTCATACATCCAATACTTTCCAGATTCATGACCCCTGATAATGATCCGCACCACACCATAGTCTGCACGTGGATCACACATTGCAACTTCAAGAACGTCACGTTCAGATATTCTTCCGTAATCAGCATTCCACCTTTCCTTCTGCGTTTTCTTTTCGTTCAGGTTGATGACATTCAGAAACCATGCATCCAGTGCTTTCAGATAACCTTCCGTTGTCAGATTTGGTGTGCTTGTTTGCAGTTCCGCTTTCACATAATTTGCCGGACTTGGATAAGCATTGATTGCGTTTTTCAATCTTGCTTCAGCACGTTTCATCAACCGTTCAATGTGCAGTTCACAATATGCGTTATAAACAGGAATGTTCTGCAACATATCATCAACTGTTCCAACGTACCAGAACATTGAAGCACCTTTGCTTCCCACTTTGATTTTCTGCGTTGGTTCAAGTTCTCTTAAAACCGTTTTTAGTTTCTTCATTCGCATTTCTCCATTCGGATAAAATCATCAACGCTTGGCAGGTGCTTCCATGATTGCTGATTCACAATCTTTTCAATGGTAATCCGTGCAACACCATACTTGGCAGCAAGTTCCTTTGCCGTCATATTCCTTGCCCATATCATCCGAATTTCAAGCACCTGTTCACTGGTAAGCTTTGACGTTCCATTGTCTTCACCTTTCAACGGTCTTCTTGTCATGATTCACTTACCTTTCCAAAACATTATTGCAATCATCAAAAGAACAAGAATAATTGCAGACAGTTGGCAACTAATAACAACAAAACCCCAATAATAATTCATGCTTCACCACCTTATCCACAAATGCTCAAGTGGTATCATGTTCCAATTATCACCACTTGTTATTTCTCCAATTCTTTCAATAATTGAATCTAAACACTTAGCAGCAGCATCAACATTTCCCCATCCATTTGGGCTGTCATATTTCTTATAAAACCGTGGGTGCAATTTCAGTTCTTTTGCCCCTCTGCTTATTTTGGGGAAAACTTCAAGACAGTTATACCATTTGCCCTGTTCGTAATCCCAATTCATACATGTTTCAAACATGTCACGCAGGTTGTATGTTGGGCTGTCATATTCTGGTCTATCAATCACGGCAATATAACCATTCATTCCCTCAACCTTAACACCGAACCGTATATCATAACTCATGCCTATTCACCTACCATTTTTTCAATGGTGTACTGGCAAGAATCTTGCCAAAACTTTTCAAACAATGCTTTCAGCAAAAGAAGTGCTGTTTCGAGTGTCATTTTCTCCGCAATAACAATGTCATGAAAAAGAATGCGGTAATAATCACAATTCATATTCAATGCTCCCATCTGCATCCGTTGCATGAACCAAGATGCTTTGTTTTGTATTCACCGCACCTCAAGCAAAGTTCATTCCGGCAATCACGCAAATCCCTTTCAAGACGTTCAATCTTTGCATCTGCAAGTGCTTTCAATACTGTCAATTCTTCTACTGTCATGCTTGCCACCTTCTCTGATACGCATCTGCGTGTAAATCTTTTTTTAGATAAATGCCATCTGGTGTTAGTTCTGCAAACTGATATGCCACATCACAAGGTTTAACCGTTTCACTGTGCCATTCTTTGACCAGGCGCAACGCAAGGTTGTAATACTCTTGCAACACTGGATTGTCATCTGAATACCCGGTAAACTGCCCGGTTAAACGGACAACTTTTTCCAAATCTCCGTTTTCTGCCCTGTTAAAAATGCATCTGGCATACGTTGCAAGGTCTGCTTCGGAATAGTTGTATTTATCAATAAACAACCTAATTCCGTAAAAAGCCTTTGCCACTGCTGTTGCTTCCTGCTGCATTACGTATTCCTGTGACGTTCTGATTGCTTCCAGTTCTTCAGCTTCAGCGGTTTCCCTTGCTTGCTGATCCGCTTCCCATGATGCACGTGCGCTTGCCGTCATTGCTTCCGCCATGTGCCTGGTGTGTATGTCTATCCCCCACCAAATAAAGCTTGCAAACAGCAACACAACGCACACAGCAATAAGATAATTATAAAACACGTTAAACCACGGATAACGGAAGTTCAGCAGGTCTTCATATTGCTGTTGTCTTTCAAAAAATTCTTCCATAAATTCTGAACCCTTTCATGTTTCCCTTATCTTGATCCCATAGCGGTACAACATCAGTTTGCGTTTCAGAACAAACAAAGCGTATGCCGTGCCTTTCTTGTATCCCTTCACATCCTCAACCACAAACTTGTCATTTTCCCAATACGTGAAATCAGCAACATAGAACGCTGCCTGTTCACCATCCTGTCTTGGCAGAAGTTCAAACCGCACCTGCTCTGACAGACCTTGTATCTTGCCGGCACGTTCCAACAGTTTCAGTTCAACCGCTCTGGCACGTTCCTTTGCACTGCGGTGATTGCTGTCCATATTGGCATGGTATTTGTTCATATCATTCCACCTTTCAGTTTATCAAGTAATGCCGTGTCAATCTTCTTTGGTGGTTGGTATTCCGCTGCTGTGGTGTATTGCTTCCTGGTCTGCTTCGGAACTTCCCTGCGTTCCCATGTGCGAACAGCAGCTTGCCAATCTTTCATGGTTTCTTTTCCTATCTTCCAACCCTTAGAAGTATAGAAATCAATAAACGCTTGCGGATCAACACCGTTGTTTCTTTCAGCACAATACGCTTTTACTTCTTCCAAAGAAGGTGGTGTGAAGCGTTTGCGCTGAACACCTTCTTCTCTATTCTTATCTATACTATTCTTATCTATACTATTCTTATCTGTGGATACCACTGGTATACCATCGGTATCCAGTTGGTATACCATCGGTATACCTTGTTTTTTTATCTCTGTGTATGCACCGTTCTGATCCACCATTAACGCTGCAAGTTCTTCCTGATAATTGGTTGGCATATACCTATCATTCCGCAGATAATTGTTAATGCGCCAATGCTTGATTACAATTACACCTGATTCAAAACCAAGAACAAACCGCTTTGCCAACAGCATCCCAAGATCATCTTGTGAAGCACCGCACTGGCGCATGATGGATTTGGGTGAACCCACAAACCCATCATCGTCAGCAAGCATTCCAAGCGTAAAATACAAGCACCGTGCAGACATTGGCATATCCAAGAACGCATCAGTAAGAACTATGGATTTTGCAAACATCCGCTTTTCTGCCATTGCTATCCTTTCTTAAAACGGCAGATCACCGTCATCTTCAAATTCTGAAAACTGCGGTTCTTCTCCAACCGCTGAACCGTTTTCTTTCTTGACAAGGTTTTCATAAGATGGACTTGCCTTAACCTGTTTTGCAATCCATTCCGGCAACGCTTCCACATCAGCAACCGTGCCTGTGTCATAGTCAAACACAATCGGTTCAATGGACAGCTTGCCTTTCGGTGTTCCCTTCGGCAATGCCATAACTCCAACAACGTTGGTGTAAATCTTTCCGTCTTCCGCTTTGTTATTCTGGACATTCAGAAAACAGGAAGCACCAATTACGTTCTGAAGCTTGAAACCATCAAGTTCATCTTCGGTGAACTCTTTACCTCTCCATGAAACCAAATCCCTGCGCAGGTTGCCTTGATTACCAAGCGTTGCGGTGTAACGTGCGCTAAGAATCCTTGGTTCTTCCTTGCCGTTGATTTCAACTGTTTCACCAGGGATTTCCCACAGCAAAATAACCTTGTCTTGGTATTTGTCATACCGCTTGTTGTAAACTGCTCCAATGTCAACCATACCGCAGCATACTGCAAGATACGTGCCATCTTCCATGCGCTTGATATTTGCCGTCTTCGGTGCTGATACTGTTAAACTCATTTTTATACCTCACTTAATCTGAATGTATTTTTTGTCTTCAAGATGTGCGTGTTCAATCTTTGCCGGATCATTCTTCAGTGCCTGTGCCAACGCAAGCTTTTTTACTGTCGGTTCATTAAGAAGACCAGGTGCGTTGTGAATTGCCCAATCAACAAACCCTTCATCAATGACGGTATCCTTGCGGTTCACATAGGAAATCTTCACACCATCTTTTTCAAACCGTTCACCCTTCAGCAGCCAAGCAATGAACCGCTTGGTTCTGTCTGCCCTGCTCTGAATAGCCTTGGCACGTTTGCTTGCTTCCTGTTGCAACCGATATAGTGCAGATGCTTCCGCAAATACGCATTCAGCATTTTTAATATCATCCATGTACGAATTCCGCAGTGCCTTGATTTTGTCATCAAATTCAATTTCAACCGATGCAAGCTTTTCCGCAAGTTCTTCTTCCGTCAGAAGCATTTCCCCTGTTTCTTCGTCAACCGCCGAATCAAGGATCATTTCAATTAACTGGTCTTTCGGATAAATCATCTGTCATACCTCACTTCAACAATCTTGTTTGTGATCCTGTCCACCGAATACATACCGCTAATCATCTTTAACCAGTTATCTTCTGGTGTGCAGTATTTGACGGAAGCCTTGACCGTGCCGTCATCAAATGTGGTGATTACATGGTCACCGATTTCCACAGCACCAATCGGTGCAAATGCCAACCCTTGACAACCGTTGGTGTAATTGATGTGAAGCACATCAAACATTTCAGGAAATTCCGTCTTGCTCATTTCACAGCTTCCTTTCTGATCCAGTAACGGCAGAAATGCTTCATTTCACCGTCTTCATTCATTTCATGACATTTGATCTGGTTCAATATGCCCTGCCGTCTTAACTCAGTAAGTCTTGCTGACACGTTAGTAATCCTCAGATTTGTTGACAGTTCCAATGTGGTTGCGTAAGGATTCCATTCAAGATAACTAACGATTCTGTCACGGTGCTTCATCTTCTGTTTCTGTTCCATTATGCTTTCCTTTCCTGTTTATTCATTTCAATTAAATCTTTGCCGTTCACGTAAGCTTCAAAACGTTCTCTTGGAATAATGTAATTCCACCGCTGATTAACCTTGATGCAAGTTCCGAACGGAAGTTTGCCTTGCTGAATTCCGATTCTGACTAACTGGTCAGATACACCAAGGATCTTTGCAGCTTCGGATACTTTTATGCGGTTCATGAATCATCCTTTCTTCGGATCATAGTCATTGAAATCTTTAACACTTTTGAAAATCAATTTGTTGTTGCACCACCGTTGTAAAAGTCTAATTTCTCTTGGTGCTTCTGGTTTGTTGTATATCATCACATATGGATCATAACCAAGATCACGCAACGTATATATACGGTATAGGTTTTCTTCCATTGTGCTGTTAAAGTTAGTTAAGCAATACACTGTCTTTCTGCGTGGATCTTTCACGTTGAACCGCTCTGTGAATAACCTAAACTTTGATTCAAGATCATCTTTTGGATTATCCCATGCGAAATGCAACCGCTTGATTTTCATCTGGTTCAAATCATGAATGTCATCTTCATTGGTTAACCGAATGTCTATACCTTGTGTAAAATCAATTAATGCGTGTGTATCAATGTATTGCTTCATAAGGTCACGTTTTTCTCTGCAAGCTGTGATGTTAGGATCAAGAACCTTTATTTCTTTTTGACCGTTCCAAAAATCCGTAACATCAGCAACCTTTGTTGAACACCTTCCTTCTTTTGCAGCTACATGACAAAATGCGCACCCACGTGGGCAACCCCTGCTTGTCATGCTTACCGCAAATTCAAACTGTGGGTAAATACTGTAATCTGGAAACATCTTTTCAACTTCTGGTGGCAACTGAACGTTCTTGCTTTGGTCAAAATGTTCCTTGCCATCTGTGCCAAGTGAAATGCAATAACCTGTTCCACCCTTTATTACCTGGTCTGCGTTTAATGGTTCTGGAACATCTGGTGAATAAGCACTTGAAAAGATTTTTGACATATACACCCGGTCATAATGGATAAAATCTGTCCACCACCATTCAACTTCGTCACCATGCGCTTTGTGGTATGCGCTGATCCGCATTAACGCAAGGTTTGGAAAGTTGTGACCGTCAACATCAATCAAGCCTATTTTCATTCTTCAGAAAACAACAAGTTCAGCTGCACATGACATGATTCATCAGAATCATTTGAATTGAAAAGATCAATTTGACTTGCTTCACCATCAATGCGTTCATACGCAACATCAAAATAAGGTTTGTATATCTCTGCCCCAATAAACTTTCTTCCTTGCCTGATACAACAAACACCAGTTGTTGCAAGACCCATGAACGGATCAAGAACTAAATCATTCTTTTGCGTGAACTCTCTTATGATTTCATCTGCAAATGGTTCTGACATTACTGCCCTGTGAATGTCTGAAAATCGGTGATCTGCGTTGATATTTTGCACTATCACATTTTTGTATCCGTTTGAATTGATAAACAGCTTCCCAAATTTTTGACCACGCAGGACCAGAACCATTTCATAAAAATTTGCTATTCTGTGTGGATAGTGTTGCGGTTGCGCATTCGGTTTGTACCATATAAGTATCTGGTCAATGTAATCCGCAAATTTACCAATCAAACGGTAAACATCTGCTTTATTATTCAGAATCGGTTGAACGTTATACAAAACGTGCCGTTTAGTTACACGGATTAATTCATGAATAACTTTGCACTGCCATTCATACCAATCTGAACGGTTTTCTGCATATTCGTATTTGAAATGCCGTTTATTGATTAAATCTGCTACTGTCTTCCCGCTATCGTTATATGGTGGACTTGTAAACACAACATCAACGGAACAATCGTCCAGCTGCCTTAAAAGTTCAACACAATCACCACAGAATAAAAACGCTTTTTCATCAATGACTTGCATATTGTCAATCTCGTTTAATTTGCTCATTATCACCACCTAAATTAAAAAAAATCTGAAATTCGCATTCCTGGTGCATTCCACGGTTGAGAAGGTGAATAGTTTCTTTGTTCGTTATATTCTTCTGGTTCATCATCTGGTTCATTTGGTAAGGAATGAACAAAGTTCTTGTATTCTTCTTTGTTATTTGATGCAAAGATAATGCAAGGTTTACCGTCAACAACACCAATTACTTCATACTTCATTTTTGCCCCTTCCGTCTATTAAAATGGACACTCACATCAAAAAAATTTCACTTGGTTTGACCTGAAACGCTTCAGCTAATTTTGCAATTGTTCTTGTATTCAGGTTCACTTCTTCATTGTTTTCAATCTTGCTAATTGTGGCACGTGAAATACCTGTCAGCTTCACAAGTTCTTCCTGTGAAATACCACGTTCTGTGCGAAGTTCCTTCAACCTGTTCTTAATCACCTATTCACCCCCTTTCATAATGACCGAATTTGCACCAAGGTAACATAAACAACTTCTTCTGGTGTAAGCTTTACTTCAAAAAACCGCTTCAACAAATTGATGATTTTCATTCTTATACCACCTTCAATGTTTAATAAGTGTTGCAGTGTAATCCTTTTCTGTAAAAATAACTTCAAAAGCATTTTCAGCAATCCAATAAAGCCTTCTTCCTTCGTATCTTGCTCTATCTTGATAAACTGTAAACCAATTGCTTGTTATCATCGTGTGTTCAAGTTCTTCACCTGTGCTTCTTCTTGTCTTTATAAACTCAACATTTTTGCTCAATGTTTTCTTTTCCATTGTGTTTTCCTTTCCCCCGGTATGGTCTGATAGGTCAACCGATTTTGTTTATTTATTACCTTTGTAATGCCATCATGGTTTTTGGGCTATATTTTTCAAATGCTTTCTTGCACCTTTTGAAATCACCGCTTGTGCTTCTGTGGTATAAACCACTGTATGTGTATTCCTTACCGCTGATTTTTTTCTCTACCGCTTCATAACTACCATTTCTTTCAAAGTAAAGAACAACCGCTTCACTATTTTCTAAAACTTTTGTTCCTGTTCTTAAGCTGTGGAAGAAATCGTTTGTGCTTATCATTTTTAATTTTCATCCTTTCTTATAGTGTCAATTTTAATGGACATTAGAATAATAACACAACGCAATATGCCTGTCAATAAAAATGGACAATATTTTTCTTGACTTTCTTTTGTTACCGTTGTACATTAAAATTGACACTTTAGAAAGGAAGCAAACGCAATGAATCTTGGTGAATTTATCAAGCAATATCGTGAAGAACATGGTTTGTCTATTCGGCAATTCGCAGCTTTTGTGGGTATGTCACCGCAACAGGTTTTAAACATTGAACGTGGTCTTGGAAGCAGTAAAAAACCAATGACTTCAACAATGAAAACATACAAAAAGATTGCTGAAGCTGTCGGTATGTCTGAAACTGAATTTCTGAATTTGCTGAATGATAACGTTACGGTCAACCCATCCGTAACAGATGAAAATGTGTTGTTTCCTGTTATCGGTGATGTTAAAGCAGGTTATAACAAGGTTCTTCTTGAAGAATGGGAAGAACAGATTGAAATACCTTCGTCATGGTTGCACGGAAGACCACAGGAAGATTATTTTGTGCTTCATGTAAAAGGTGATTCCATGCAACCAAATTATCTTGACGGTGACTCTGTGCTTGTTCTTCGTCAAACAACAATGGATCACAGTGGTCAAATCGGTGTTGTTGTTTATGATGATGATCTGATTACCTTGAAGCGCATTGAATATGTTATTGGTGAAGATTGGATGCGGTTAGTGCCGATAAACAAGGAATATGACACAATTGAAATAACCAATGAAAAGCTTGAACACTGTCATATATTGGGCATTCCAAAGATGCTAATCAGAAACATTGAACAATAAAAAAACTGCCGTCAAAAGACGGCATGAATGGTGGTGATATAGTTGCGTTTCCCTAACGGATACGGCAGTGTTGTGAAGCTTTCCGGCAAACGCAGAAAGCCTTATATGGTGCGGAAAACAGTTGGTTATGATGACCGTGCGTATCCCATATATGACATCATCGGATATTACCCAACAAGATCAGAAGCAATGATTGCTTTGGCACAGTACAATGCAGATCCGTATGACATTGACCTGTCAAAGACCACCATGAAAGATCTGTATGAACTATGGTCACAGGAAGCATATATGGATATGAAATCAAGCATGAAAGCGTGTTATTCTGCTGCTTTCAAGCATTGTGAACCAGTATATGCCAAGGAATATAAAACGCTTCGTAAAGGGCATATGCAAGCGTGTATTGATGGATGCGGCAAGGGATATTCCACAAGGTCAAACATCAAGATGCTGTTCACACAGCTTGATAAATACGCATATGACCATGACATAATAAACAAATGCTATGCGGTGAACCTTGATGTTGGTGTCAAGGAAGAATCATCAAAGCACACACGGATTCCAGACGAAGATGTTATAAACCTGTGGAAGCACAATGGCAACCAGTTTGTTGATGAAACCCTGTTCCTGTTATACTCTGGATGCAGAGTTTCGGAAATGCTGCGGATCAGAACCGAAAACGTGAATTTCAAGGATAACACCATCAAAGGTGGATTAAAAACCGTTTACGGCAAAGAACGTTTAATTCCGATTCACGCAGACATTCTTCCCATCGTCAAACGGTATTACAATACTGACAATGAATTCCTGTTTCAGCGCAGGGCAAAACAAGACACGGATTCATTCACAAGATGGTATTTGACGAAATGGTCTGAACAGATGGAAAAGCTTGATTTCCATTATCTGACACATGATTGTCGGCATACTGTCCGTTCCAAGCTTGATGCAGCAGGTGCAAACAAGGTTGCCGTTGACAGGATCATTGGTCACAGTTCCAATTCAATAGGTGAAAAAGTTTACACGCATAAAACGGTTGAAGAACTGCACGAAGCAATGAAATTGCTGAATTACGTATCAGAACGTTCTGATTCGTTAGTGACACATTAGTGACAGTAACAAATGAAAAATGCCCTATTTTGTTGGGTTTTTTCGGTCTTCACTTAATATTTTTATTAAGAATTCTTCAAAATGGTCAAAAACTTTATCACTTTTTGAAAGCGTTTTTCTGAGATTTTCAGCGGAAATCATAACTTTTCAGAACTTTTAATATATATAACTTCTCATACGTTGCGGTTCGTAAGTAACGCTTAATTAACAAAAAAATATTGGGCAAGGATTAATTCCTTGCCCATCTTTTTTAGTCTTCGTTATAATCTTCAACTTTGCCGTATGTCGGTTCGTGCTTGCCCTGCACCTGGTTATACTGTGCCGTGCTGATCCCAAGCAAAGCACCAAGCAGTGTGCAAAGAATCGCAGACACCTGCGCAACTTCGGCAGCATATCCCCAACCGAAAAGTTTGTCAAGACCAACGTAAGCGGTTGTCAGTGCCGGAATGCAAATAACAACCAACCATTTAAGAATATCATATACTTTATTGGGTAACGGATTCATGCCATTCTCCCTTCCATCCTGTCAAGTCTTCGGTCAACGTCTTCCATGTGTGTTTTTATGCTTGGGATATTCTCTGAAAACATCTTTGCGTATTCGTTATGACTTCTAATATCACCCTGCATAATGTCCATTTTCGTTTCAATGACGGCAATTTTCTTGTCCATTTCAATTGCCTGTTTTTTGTTCTGGGAAATAATCGTCAGTATGCTGATAAATAATGAAACACCTGACGAAATCACCACTGCAACAATTGTTGCGGTTGTCTGGTTCATTTTAACCACCTTACCTTTCCATCAGTTTATTCCATGTTTTGTTTCCAACAACACCATCAGCAACCAATCCAAAATCAGATTGAAACTGTTTTACTGCTCTCCACAAACCATCATTGTTTCCAAAATCATAGTTTCTGCATTCAAGCAAACAGGCAAGCAGTTGACATTCATGAAAATCTTCACAATTCCTGTCTATTGTCCGAAGAACAAGTGAATGATCCTGTTGCGGTTCTGGTTCTGGTTGCGGATCTGGTTGCGGATCTGCACCACCGTCATCCCATCCGTCAAGATCAATTTCATATTTCAGTTTGTTTGCCGCTTGGAATCGTGCATCAATGTTATTGACAGCAGGTCTTTCATACTCACGGCAAATTCTGCTGCAAGCTGTGAAAACATCATTGGTTGACTTCAGAAAGCTTAACAGCGCACCATAACTTTCACGCAGTTCCTTCAGCGCAAATTCCGTCTGCAATGATGCATCGTCAATTGCCTTGCCGGATGCTTTCCAGAAATCATAAAGTTCTGCTTTCCTTGACCAGTATGTCCATTGTGCCAAGCCAAAACCCTTCTGGTCATTCTGGAATTGCTGCTTGCTGATTGTGCCGTTCGTCAAGCCTTGCACATATGCTTTTGACATGGTGCGGTAAGAAGAAAAATCACCTTGCAACCTGTTTGGTTCATTACCGCTTTCACGCTGCCAATTTCCAAGGAAACCAAGTGCAGCAGCTTCCGTTAACCCATTTTTTCTGAATGTGTTATAAATCGTCTGTGCGTAACTCATTTACTCTGCTCCAGTAAATCATTGACAAAATCGTCAAGTTCTGTTTCGGTTATCATAGCAATCACCCGAATTTAATACCGTAGATAAATAGCGGTATTGCACCAGTGTTTTGAGTTGTGGTAGTTGACGATCCTTGCGTGTTATATGTTGCATCGCCGAATATGACACCTGTATCTGTGCAAGTTACGTCTCTTGTTCTCCAGCGAACGTTTGAACCTGATTGCAGTGGGAATCTTATTGCTCCTGTATATCCTTTTGGCACTATTACAGAACCCCAGAAATTTTTGTCAGATCCGCCAGCAACAAAAACTGCGTCAAATGTTTGTAAATCAAGCTGGATAGTTTGCCCTGCAAAAGAATCGGCCGGCGCTGGATTTTTCCACAGAAGAACCCAGTTTCTTGATTGACCGTTAGAAATGTTATTGATTCTTGATCCGAACTGCATTGACACTGGGATTGTCATATTACTGAGCCTCGCTTTCGATGATCTGCCCACTGGTGCTTGTGATGTCTGCTGTCAGCACCTGGATGCCGCTAAGATCATTGTTCATGTTGAAGCTGTTGACAACAGTTCCGTCTTCAGCGGTTACTTCCAGATAATCCCCTGATTCAAGATACGGCAGACCTTTCATTTGTAGTTCAATCGGTGTGAATAGAATCGGTGACAAGTTAGGGATAAAATACGTGTCAAGGATGTTCTTGATTGAACTTTCACTGCTTCCAAGCATATTCTTCAGAATGACATTATCATTGATGTCATAAACAGATGAACCAGTTCCAAATGTGTATATCACAATGCATTCTTCATTGTTTTCATTGAAATAAGTAAACTTGACAGTTCCAATTTCATCAACGTCATATTCATCCCACCACAGTTCCATATATTCACCGGGGATTATTGATACTGGTGAACTGTTTGACAAGGAAACAATAGTTCCACTGCCAACCCTGTTTGCTTTTCCAAACTGTGCGTGTACTTCTAACCATCCGTTCAGAAGATCAAGCTTTGAATAACAGTTTGCAAAAGAATAAAGCGTTGACATTCCGAAGGTTGTTTGCAAGGTTGAATTGAAAGTCATTTTTATGCTTGGAACTGGATCAACCCTTTCATATATTTTCACATCTGGTCTTTGACTCACATAATTGTTCGTGTAAAACGGTGAACTTGATCCCTGACGGATGCTGATATTATACGGAAGCATGAAGAAACCATATGTGCATTCCTGGTTGCCGTATCCACCGTAATTTGGTTTTCTTCCTTCGCCGAAATTTGACGGATCACTGAGGGGATATATTGCAAGGTTTTCTTCTTCAAACAAGTATTTATATGTTCTTGTGTTGTATGTGTTATCGGATACCTGATAATATGTGTGATACTCAAACCACGGCAGAAAGCAATAATGACCGTTATCTGTCAGGCAAGCCTTTGCCATGTCTAACCAACTGGAATAACCGCTTGCTGCAAGGTCTATTGTGCCAAGTCCTTCAAGTGCTGTTGCAAGGTCACTGAACATGGTGTTGATGTTTTCCTCTGTAAGATAATTGAAATGCAAAGCATACAGATTATCCATATTCAGTGTTTTGATTGAACTGGAAATTGAACGGTTGTACCCCTGATAAGAACTGACGGAAATTGTGACAGAACCAGTGCCACCACCGATTTTTGTAAACGAAAAATTATAAGAATCTGATGATGATTGTGTGCTTAACGATGCACCTTCAGTGAATCCTTCCGTCTGGATATATGACGGTTCTTTATATCCTATCAATGAAAGAATCAGAAGATAAATATTAGGTCTGTAATTGTTTCCGGCATAAAAGTTTATAAGCTTGAAATCCTCAAACGGATTTGAATATAGATCCGCAAAAGATAACGTAAAAGCTTGAACTTTCCTGTGTGTCATAGCCTGGTGATCCCTTGGGCATGACTTGATGCGGAACGTGCCGTAAGGAACACGGAAATATGCGTATCCTAAATCTGAATCACCAACGGCAGTATAAACACCATCCCACGTTCCGGCAGCAATAGCAGCAATATCCGCTGCACTTAAGGAAGACAGGTCAATTTCAAGACCGCATTCAATTGTCATGCCGTACATATTTCCAATACCGACAGTTTCAAAGTTAATCACGGATGATTCCGTCAATCCAAACTTCAGCACATCCTGTGAACACAGGGATTCGGTGAACTTCACGGATTCTTCAACAATGTTTTCATTGGTTATATCTGGAAGTTCACCGTTAGGAAAATGAACACGGAAGTTCTTGCGCACTCCGTCACGCTTGAACAACGCTTTAACTGTATCTGGTATGTTCAACATAATTACACCCCTGTGATGGTCACAGTTATCTTGTGATACTTAATCGGTGCTGTTACATCCCAGTATGTGTCACCGCTAATATCAAGGAACGCATTTACGCTTTCACTTGTGTTGGTGTTGCTGCACCAAACCGTTATTGGATAATAACCGTTTGCGTTCTGTGCTGTGGACAGCAATGTGATAAACGCAGAAAAATCCGTTTCACGCTTGAACCCAAGCACAACCATGCCTGACACACGTGATCTGACAATTTCCCTGTGTGTGTTCCAGTTGCCGTCTGTCCATGTGGTGTACACATCATCACGGTTCACCTGGTGCTGCGTTGTATCTTCCCACTTCGTCAGATCCGTTGTTGAAATCTTAAATAAATCTGTCATGATGCAGCAGCCCCCAACGGATTCCAGTTTGTCGCCCTTGTGCGTGTAAGGTTCTCTTGCCGGACTAACTTGAATAGACCTTTCGCATCACCTTGCAGAACAACATTGACAGTTACATTCTGATCCATACCACCAACCATTTCACGCAGTTTATCAAGACCCATGACAATTTCTGCACCATGTCCATCACCGAACCCCTTTAATCCGTTTGCCGTTCCAAGAACTGTCGGTGAAGTGAACATGATAGGATTGTCATACGCTTTTCTATACCACTGAACATAGAATTGCGGAAGTCTGCCTTGACCACCGATTCCCCAAGGTGCTTCGCCACCGTCCACCGATACGTGCGGAACTTTCAGAATCGGTAAACTCCATTCAAAGTTAAACAGACCTTTAATTTTCTCAATGACTTGACTAATCCGGCTTTTAAGGTTTTCAAACTTGCTGATTGCATCACTTTTCAGTGCTTCAATTCTGCCCAGAACAGCGGCTTTTGCTTCATCCCACTTGTTAATCAAGTTCTGTTTGATTTCATCAACCTTTGTGGAAACATCTGTTTTCAATGTTTCCCATCCGTTGATTACATCGTTCTTCAAGTTCTGAACTGCTGCCACAACATTTTCTTTCATGGTGTTCCATGCGTTCACAATGCTATCTTTTAGTTCTATTGCCTTTGCTTTGATGGTATCCCAGTTTTTATATAGCAGAATGCCAACCGCAACAACGGCAGCAATTGCAATGACAATCAAACCAAGCGGTGACATTAACATCCCAATTCCTGTCACCAGACCACTAACCAACGTGACAATCTTGCTGACAATCATCAATGCAGGTGCAATTAACGCAATTACAGCAGCAATCTTCAAAACAAGTTCTGCTTGCTGCGGTGTCAGTTTATCAAACCACGCAACAAGTTTTTCCATGCCTTTTGCAAGCCTTTCAACAATCGGTGCAGCAGCTTGCGCAATCTTTGCGCCAAGCTTCAGCGCAGAACCTTTGAATTGCGCCTTTATTTTATCCAACATATCATTGGTTTCATTCAGCGCATCAAGCGTTTCCTGGTCAAGAATTAACCCAAGGTCTTCAGCTTCCTGCCCGTATTCCTTTAACGCTTTCCCACCGTCATCAATGATTCCGGCAAGTTCATCGGCAGACTTTCCGAACAGTTCCATTGCAATTTGGTCACGCAATGTTTCATTTTCAATCTGCGACAATGCCTTGATTGAATCGTAAAACACATCTGTAACAGAACGCATCTGACCGTTTGCATCAGTGACGGAAACTCCAAGTTCTTTAAACGTCTTGTTGTTTTCCGTCATCTTCGGTTTTAGCTTTCTCAATGCGCCTTCAATGGTTTCAAAAGAAACGTCAATGCGGTCAGCGGCATATTGCATTTTCTGAATTTCAGCAGTTGAAAGACCTGTCTGTTTTGAAAGCGTGTTCAGGTCATCAGCAGCGGAAACCGCTTTATAACCCATTGCGCCCATTCCGGCAACAACACCTGCTGCTGCTTTGGAAATCGGTGCGAATTTCTGTGCAACGTTTCCAATCTTGTCACCAAGGTCTTTCATTTGCTGACCAACGGCAAGAACCTGTTGTTTTGCTACAGAACCAAAGCTTTTATATTCAGATTCAAGCTTTTTCAGATCCTGTTCCGTTGCAATGATTTCACGTTGCAGGTTATCCCATTCTGCCGAACCTTGTTCAACACCATTCTGCGCTTCCTTCAGTTCTTTCAAACGGTCTTTGGTTGCCTTAATTGCCGTTTCAAGATTCTTCTGTTTCTGGCGCAAAAGATCCGTGTTTTTCGGATCAAGCTTCAGCAGTTTGTTAATGTCTTTAAGATTTGCCTGTGTAGTTTTTAATGTTCTATCAACACCCTTCAGTGCTGATTGAAGTTTAGTGGTATCACCATTTATTTCAATGGTGATTCCTGCAATTCTACCTGCCATTTATACCACCTTAAAACTTGTCAAAATCATCCTGTGTTGCAATCTGCTTGTACTCACAATCATCATTTGACGCTTCGGTTAGAATGTCGTAAACCATACCTAAAGAAAGGCTGTCCAGATCATCAAGCGTTAAACCTGTCTGGACAGCCCTTAAAACAATTAATGCGGTTGAAACCTTGCGTTCAGTACGCTTTAGTTTTTTTTACTGTCAACCGCTCCGGCAGAAGATTCAAGATAGAACGCTTGGATGTCTTCCATTGCGTTCATCATATCCGCAAATGAAAACTCATCAAGCCAATCTTCGTAATCTTCCCTTGTCATGGTGTTTGCCTGTTTTCTGCCAAGTTCACCAACCTTTGCCATGACAAATGCCATACGCATAAACGGTTGGATTGCCGTGCCTGGATTATCCATATCAAGCTTGGCAAGGAAATCTTCATTGAAGATATTCTGATAACAGACATTAACGGAAGCTGCGGAACACATCTTGTATTCCGCAGTTCCAATTTTGATGTTTTTATAAAGCATAAAAACCCCTTATCAAGTGGTAGTTACCTGATACACGGAACTTGTCCATGCGTTGTACTGCGCTGATTCTGTCGGTGTGACGGATGCCTTTACAACATCCTTATCATAAGAAGCATTGTAAACGGTGGTTGCGGTAATGGTAAGCGTTTCCGTCTGCGGTTCAATGCTTTCTTCCTTGGTGCTTCCAGAAATGGAAGGTCTTGCAGCGGTGCAGTTATACAGAACGTGCCGTTTAGCGTGTGCATCACCTTCAAACTGGAACAAAAGCGCAAAATGCACAACAGGTGCGTTGGCATCCTCATAAAGCGCACCGTTTCCATCCACACCGTAACCCAAAATATCCTTCATGAAATCGTCAGGAATCTTGGCAAGTTCCAGATCACCTTCATAACCATTGTTGGAAATTGCGGTATAGTACACAATATTATCCGCATAGAAAGGTGATGTTTCACCCTGCGGATCAAGACTAATGGAAACAGCACCAGGAAGCGCAACAGGTGTTGCATACGTTGCAGAACCATTGGAAGCAATGGTTGCCTTGGCATACCATACGTTTTTAATGCCGTACTTGATTTTATTGGTATCAGCCATTGTTGTTATTCTCCTCTGTTGTAATTGTTTCTTCTGTGGTGATTACTTCATCCGTAACCACCACTTCTGTGATAAATGTAACCATATACATACGTTCAGAATCAATGTATGATTCTTCACGTGAAAAAACTAAACCGCTTGCGTTTAACGCATCTTCAACGGTTTCTTCTTTGGCAAAATCCTTGTTATCTGTGTACAGTTCAACAGCTAACTGACGGATCTTCTGGTAATTGGTATCATCCGCAGCAAGGTCATTACTTCTGGTAAAATAAAAGCAGATGAATGGACAGGTTTGTTCCGTGCCTTCAGGAAACTGATAATATGCGCATGGATAACCAATTCCCTTTATCATTGTTGCAACTTCTTTGTATGTCATAACTGACTTTTCACCTTGCTTTCAAACTGCTTTATCAATTCTTCTTCCACCTTTGCAATGTGTATTCTTCCTGCGGTTCTGCCACCACCACGGTTTGCATGACCGTTTTCAAGCAGGTGCGGAAGACCAGGAACAGAACCGTTATATATTGTTCCCTGTGCGCTGACTCTGCCTGTTTCCGCTTGTGATGTCCAACCAGAAGCATACTTCCCAGTTCCACCAAACGTGTTGCGTGACTCACCTTTTAACGTTTTCGCACCTTGTTTGGTAATGTCTTTGACAATATCATTGATATTGCCCTGAACGTCATCACCGTATTCTTGCAGGATCTTGTCAACCGCTTGTGTCAACTGGTCTATTGGAACTCGTTTTGCCATTGCTGCCACCTTTGCGTTCAACGTACAGTTCTATTGTGTCGGTGCGCCCATGAAAGGTGCGGTAAACGGAATATGACAGACCGTTGTAAATCAGTTCACGTTCTCCGTTGTAATCTCCGAAGAACATTGTCATTCTGAACTCTGGATTCAGACCGTTCCTGCCACCTTCAAAAAATTCCTGCCGTGTGACGGAATCAACCTGGCAGAACACGTCTTTGCTTGTAAGCGTTTCTTCCCACACTCCAAAAGCGTTCTGCGTTTTAATAGAAGACAGCAACGTTATCTTGTCAGACCTGTCCATTGTCAGCACCCAACCAGTTTGTGTAACCAGTGCAGGTTACCAACTGCGCTTTCTGTTCATCATATGACCGTTTTAGTCTGTCATAGTTGTCTGAATCACCAAAGTTCATCTTGACGTAAGTGATAACTGCTTGACCAACAAGCGTATTCAATTCACTTGGCAAAACAACCCCGGCAACACCCATATCAAGTTTAGCTGCTTCAATCAGATTTGTAATTTCACTGTCAAACGCTGTTGTGGTGACACGTAACGCAAGCTTCACAGGTGCAAGCAAAGGATTTACGGTTTCCTGTGTGTTTTCATTTACTTCATCAATCATGGTTGCACCTCATCATAGTTGCTGATTGTTTTCTTCCATGCTTCATGGTCTTCAGGATAAATGGTAATGTGTCCGATATGACCGCAGATAACAGACGGTTCACACCAAAGTTTATAACCAAGGTCTTTGGCACGTTTGCAAAACGCAATGTCTTCTCCCAAGCTTGGCAGCGGTGTAAAGCACGTTCCGAAATGCAGACAAACGGAACTAAGCATTTCAACGGACGTTAACACGCATCCGAATCCGCAACCTGCAATCTGAAACGTTTCGTTTGGATATTCTTCAAAGCGTTCAATGCTATTGATTTCAATGCTCTTGAAGATAACGCTTGCATAACCCTTCCGTCTTGCATGGTAAATACCTGTGACAAAATCCTTACCGCAAAACATAAGGTCATCAAGAATATCTGGATTAAACACCATGTCACTGTCAAGCCACAGAACGTGCGTGTAATGCTCATTAATTGCCTTGTGCGCAATTCTTTCACGTGCCAAGTAAACAAGTGTGCCTGAATTAATTTCAACATCAAACTGAACACCGTTGTCTTTAAGCTTCATAATTAGCTTCATCAGACAGTTCATAAATTCAACATTGACGTAATCAAGCGTTGGAATACCAATCAGCAACCGCATAAATTAACCTTTCTTGGTAGTTGTTCTTTTCTTCGGTTTTTCTTCTACTGCTTCTTTAACAGGTCTTGCAGAACCAATAGATACAAGGTAATTAAATTCAGCAAGGGAAACCTCAACGGTTTCCCCTGCTTTGTGTCTTATCCTTGCATCCCTTAACAGATGCACTTTCATATTAGGTTTCGGCAGCAGGTTTGGTAATGTTGCAGAACTTACCAGGCGCAGTTACAGCATAACCGCAGAACTGACGTCCAACCACCTTCACCAGATCCGCTTCAGCTTCGGACAGGTCATCATACTTGATAGCAACCCCTTCGCCTTCGGGATAGTTGACGGTAACACCACCAAGGTCACCAACGGAAGCATACACCGCATTAGTGTCAGCAGTGGCATACGCAGGATATGCATCACTAAAGACAACAGGCAGACCTTCAAACGGATCAGCACTGAAATATCCGGCATACTGCGCATCTTTGAAGGCAGACCAGGTAAGACGGTTCATCATGACAACCAGATTGGTTGCCTCATCGGACAGGTAACCAAGACCCTTTGCAATCGTACCCATAGCAGGTGCAGCATTGACCTTCGGAATACCAACAGCGGAAGAAGAATGCGTAGTGTCAGCAGCACGGATTGCGCCAACAATTTCACCTGCAAGCTTTTTGATGATCTGATATGTCAGTTCATCATAAATGTAACGCAGGAACGCTTCACCACCAAGGGCAACGGCTTCGTCACTGATACGAATCCACTTTTTGATGTTCTTCGGAATCATGGTAACAATACCAAGCGTAAGGGATTCCTCAGACGGTGCGGTTGTGCCTTCGGTGTGGACTTCGGCAGCGGTGGCAGAACGCTCAAAGGCAACCTTCAGGTTACCACGGAAGAAGGTCTTGCGCACACGGTTCAGGATTTCGTCATTATCCCAAGCGGTGTGAACAATCTGGTCAACCAGTTCCGGCACAGGAATAGCACCAGAAACGTTTTCGGTCAGCAGCGCACGGCACTCTTTATCGTCACCGCTCTTGATGTACTTTGCAAATGCATCAATGTATTCCGCAGTGTTACGGATTTCCATGTTCGTCATTTTTCTTTCCTCAACTTTCATTTTTTCGATAACTTCACCCTTGCCACTGGCAACGGCATCACGGATTTCAGCCTTCTTTGCTGCTTCCGCTTTCCGAAGTTCAATTTCTTCCTTGATTGCTCTTGCTTCGGATTCAAGCGCATCCAGATCCGCTTCAGGCGCATCAAGTTCCGCAATAATTGCGGTCTTGCGTTCCTCAAGCTGTTCAATGGTCATTTCTTTGATTTCCATTGCTTCAAATCTCCATCAACATACGAATTTTTTGCTTCTGCCTTTCAATTCCTGCAAGCCTTGCACGTTCACTATCCAGTGATGCTTTTGCACTATCCAGTGCATCAGCAATGCCCCTTGCCTGAATTGTAGTGGCACTATATGCAGGGAATGTAACGGCACTTACTTCAAGCACCTGCCGAATGGAACGAACCTTGCGCAACGGATGTTCCGTTTCAGCATCTTCCCACGCATCCCCATCAACAATAAACATGAATGACATACCTGAAATGTCCCCCCTGCTTACCGCTGAATAAAGGCTTTTTGCATCGGCATTGTTTTCCGTATCCAAATCCACACGGATTGTCATGCCTTCAGCATCAACGCTTAACTGCATTGTGCTGTTTTCATTGTTGTTTCTGCTTCTGGCAAGTGGAATCATGTCAACATTATGATTCACCAGAAACCGAACGTCTTTCAGGTCAGTGGTATCAAGCGCACCCTGTTCAATCACTTCGTCATACATACCAAGGTTTGTGCGCTGACCAAAAACTATTGGTCTGCCTGATAAAAAATGTCCGTGCTGCTCATTTTCTTCAGCACGAACATCAAAGTTGAATGCTCTAATTTCTGTCATTGTTATCCACCTCTGTACTTGTTAAGGTATTCCACCCTTTTCATGTCTGTCCTTTCATACCAATTCGGAATACCTGCGTAATGAACAACCGCAGGATGATCCGTATAACCGCAGCAAAATGATTCATTGAACCGAACAGGAATATCAACCATCTTATCTGATGGTGTTATCAGATTCATAACGTCCTGGTCAGTACACCAATAACGCTGCCTGTTCAATTCAGCAACAGCGGTTTGCGTTACGTTATCTTTGCGCATCTGCGACAGGTTCAACACACATACACCAATGTTGTAATACGGTGCATTACCAAACGGTTTATAATTGCCTGTCCATTCCCTGCACCACGCAACCCATTTGCCGTTCATGTCAGTATTCCAAAGTTCTTCAATGCTGTCACAAACAATGGTATCAACGTCCAACCAGATGACCTTGTTCACCTTTAGGATTTCCGGCGCACATATGCGCATCATTGCCATATATGTAAAAATGCTTCGGTTATTCGGATTATTCGGTGGAAAGTATGTCTGATTGGAAACATTGATTACTTCATGCTTGCATGGAATTTCAAACGGCAGTTCATCATCTTCCGCAAACACGAAAAGCTTTGTGACGTTGTTATGATCCAACAAGGATTGAATTGCGCCTTTCAGATACGGGTAAAGATTTCTTGTTGCTGCGTATAAAACGTTCATTCGGAATCACCAACGTTGTAATACTCACCACGGACAGGAAGCTGCGAACCTAACGGTTCTGGCAGCGGTGGCAAATTCCAAATGTCACGGATTTCATTGCGTGTCATCAAGCCACGGTCTGCCATCTGCGCAGATACGTTCAACTTGTCCTGGTTGCTTAAATACTGCAACCTGTTTGCCGTTACAGATACACCGTTTCCCTGTGATTGTTCACGCAACGTGAAGAACATCTTTTTCAGAACTTCCGCTTCCTGAATTGCAAAAGGTTCAACGCAGCCTTCATAAAACGCAGACCAAACATCAGCGGTGAAGTGGTTCTGAAGAATGTCTTCGTTTACTCCGTAATACTTGTAAACGTTGCTTTCTATTGCCTTCATCTGATCCGCATCAATAACCCACGGTTTTACGTCCACCTGTTTGACGTTGCGGTATGTGTTAGGAAACAGCAGAAGACCACCACCGTCTTTTGCAAGATTTTCAGCGGTGAACCGTTTCCGTTCAAGCGCAATGTCTTCCGGCTTTGCAAAGTTTGAAAGTTCTGCAATAAAACGGAAATTCGCAGCAGACTTTACACCTTCTTCAATGCCCTGGTTCTGGATGTGTATCAGTTCCATTGTTGATTTCAGTGCATCATTGGTTTCGCCAAAGAAATCATTCTTGTACTGGTATTTTGTCATAATACCGCAGTATTCCAGTTCAACCGCTGCTTTAACACCTCTGCTGAACTCATAACGCAGATACGGCACATTGTTCATTTGAACAATTTCGCACTTGCTTGGCAGCGGTGTATAAATACCAGACGGTTGACCAAATTCATCCCAAATCGGTGTAATGAACGCAGTGTTGTGAACATCAAGCAATGTTGACAATCTGTATTGAAACTGACTCCACGTTTGAAACTCATTCGGATTGTTTTTCAGTTTGTTTTGCAACGCAGGTCTTGCAGCACCATATGTTTCAACCTTTAGCTTGCTCATATGTGTTGCACGTGCGTTGATTGCTGCTCTTATCAGTTCAGATTCATAAACACCACCACCAAAACTGGTAAACTTCGGTGTGTATCCGTCAAGCATTCTGAACGTTTCATATACTTTTTCTTTTTCTTTTGGTCTGTTGCCAAAAATGCGGTCAAACAAACCCATCTGTACCACCCCTGTTTTTTAGCCTTTCACCATATTCCATATACCACTTTTGGCGCACCGTCATTGCATCCAGTAAGGCAGCGCAACCGTCAATATGCTGCGTTGGATTAATCTTCACAAGCTTCCCCCTGCCACGTTCATTGCTCATTTTGATTGCGCTGTTCAACAGGTGGATTTTCAGCAGATCATTGTTTCCTATGTGAACCTTTCTGTCTTCCAGTAAACCTTCCGTTTCAAGAATCACTGGATATAGGTTTTCACCCTGAAAAACGTCATCCATGACAAAACCATATGACCGCATTTCCTGAATCAAATATTGCGCTGAATACCTGTCATATCCTGTTATCAACGGATAGATGCGGTAATCTTCCACAAGCATTCTGAACCATTCAAAGCAATCATTATAGTCAATGTAATTGTCACCAGACGGTTTCAGCAAACCCCTTTGAATGTATATGTTGTATGGTATTCCGTCACGCTGCGTTGCTTCGTCAATGCGTTCAGACGGTAAGAAGAATTTTGCAAATACGTACAGTTCACCGTCACGTTCAATGACCACCGTGCAAGCGGTTAGGTCACGTGTCTGCGACAGGTCTATTCCGGCAACGGCATACGAATCCGAAAAATCTTCAAGCTTCAGTTCATCACCGCAAGCAGCTTCAACCGTCTGCGCAGACAACCACGCAAGTGAACTGTTCTGTTTTATGTTCGCATACTTCGTTAATACTTCGTGTTCCTTGCTTAAAGAACCTTCAGCAATTCTTATTTCTTCAAGCAGGTAATCAACGGTTATACTAACACCAAGATTCGGATTTGCCTTTGCAAGTTCGTTTATGTCACTCCATGCACCAACATCATCAATCATGTACAAAAACGGTGCAAGCCTTGTTTCTGTGGCATCACCGTACAACACCCTTGTGCTTCTCCGAATCAGTTCATCATAAATACCACCGTCAACGTATCCGGCAGTTGTTATTGCAAATAAAAGCGGTTGCCTTCGTGCGCCAAAACTTGACTTCAGAACTTCGTAAAACTTTAAACCAGGATCACCAACCCATGATGCAACTTCATCCGCAATGCAGCAGGAAATATTCAGACCGTCAGATTTCCGAACGCTGAATGCCAACGGTGCTGCGGAAGTGTTTGTTGCTTCAATGTAAACGTCTGTCCTGCGTTTCTTGGCACGTTTGTCAAGCAATGGTTCTTTGCGGATCATCTGATAGAACGCATCATAACAAAGCGTTGCCTGTTGCAACTTCGGTGCGGTGAAATAGATTCGTCCACCATATTCACCGTCTTTATACGCACAGTACGCAGCAACAGCAGCAGCAAGCAGTGTTTTACCGTTCTTCCTGCCCACAAGCAGAACCACTTCACGAAACTGTCTGTTGCCTTCAGAATCCTTAATTCCGAATACAACGGAAAGAAATGCTTTTTGCCACAATTCCAGTTTTAACAGGTTTGGCGCAAGTGAACCTTCATGGTGTCTGCAATACTGTTCTACAAACTGAATAACATGGTTAGCGGCTTTCTGGTCAAAAAAGAACAGTTTCTTTTCCAGACCGTCAACAATGTATTCATACCATAGGTTGATCCACTTACCTGCTATGATTGAACCGTCTTTGATCTTCTGATAGTATTCAAATATTGCGTTGCCCATCAGAACGAATCAAAACCGTCATTTTCCTGTTCTGCCGGCAGTTCAACCAATAGTTTTTTCATCAAAATGTCACGTGTCTTTGCCATTGACGAATAAAGCTGCTTGTCTGGTGTCATTGCTTCACCGCTCAACAGCTTTGCTTCCAGGTCTTTCAACTGAACGTCCATGAAAGCCACTGTTTCAATGGTGTTTTTCAGCAATATTTTTTTATTCTCCGGCAAGGTCTTGAAAACATCATTTAACTGTTTCAACCTTGCCTTAACATCGGTATTCTTCATGTAAACCCCTTAAACTTTGCCATAGTCGGTCGAAAAACAC